AAACTCAACATTACATACTTGCCAATTATATTTCCAATCATCAAATACATTTTCTCATATTCATACATCTTTTGTAGCAGCTGGTCCCACAGGTCCTACTGGTCCAACTGGTCCTACTGGTCCTACTGGTCCTTCGGGCGCAACTGTTGATAATACTGATAGAACATTAAAATCATTAAGATTTACAGGTGTTGGTGGTGATTCGGGGAATGGTGCAAGTTTTGATGGTTATGCACTCTATCAACAAGGTGGTGGTTGGACTCATCCTTATCCAGACTTATGTATTGGATATCATACGGGTATTAAGATTGGTGCTTATTTTGGTTACAATGGCACAAGAATTTATAATAACTCAGATTGGGTCACCCAGATTGCTAGTTTTGGTGACGGAGATAATAACTTTCGCAGTTACTACAACGTTATTGCCTATGCATCGGACCGTAGACTGAAAGAAAATATCCGTCCCATTGAAAATGCAGTATCTAAAGTGTGTTCCATAACCGGTATGGTATTTGACTGGAAAGATAGTGTAACCGACCTAGGATTCACACCAGTTGATAAAACTGAAGTGGGTGTTTTTGCTCAAGATGTTGAAGCGGTTTTACCAGAAGCAGTAGCAATAGCACCTTTTGATTACGACTGGGAAAAACCTGATAAAAGTAAATCGGGCGAGAGATACTTGACTGTTAAATATGAGAAAATAGTTCCGTTGTTGATACAGGCTATTAAAGAACAGCAGAATCAACTGGATGAACTACGTGATTTAATTAAAGGACAAACAAATGCCAACTTATGAAATAATCTGTGCACTGGTTGAAAACCCATCTCGGAATGAAACGCACTATGTGGTTGCCGATAATCCAGCCCACGCACTAACAGAAAATTTTGCTCAACGGCCAGGAACTTTTGTTAAATCCTACACAGAAGTTCCAAAACAAGATAACTAACATATACTCAAATTGAAGAACTAAATAGGAAGATTGATAATTTAATGAATAAGTGAGGTTGTTATGAAAGGTGAGTGGTGTTATTTTAAGGAGTATTTTACTCCAGAGATGTGTGCTAATATTTTAGAATTAGGTTTGAAGTTACCTGCCGAAGATGCAAAAATTGGAGTTAATGGTAATCTCGAAGTAAATGAAACTAGAAAAAGCAAGATTAGATTTATTCAAAAAACCGATCCTAATTTTGCTTTTCTTTTTGATACTATGTGGAAATTAGCAATTCAAGCTAACGATGATTTCTTCAGGTTCAACGTAACAAGAATCTCTTATATACAGCTAGCTGAGTATGATGAATCTTATCAAGGTGAATATAAAAGACATCATGACGTCTTTTGGATGAATAACGATCCCGACTACCATCGAAAATTGACTGCGGTTGTTCAATTAACAGATCCTTCTACATATGAAGGTGGTAATTTTGAGATGTTTAATATTACTCAATATCCTGACGCTAGTGAAATCAGATCGCAAGGAACAGCATTTTTCTTACCGTCATTTATAGAACATCAAGCAAATCCAGTAACTAAAGGCACCAGATATAGTCTGGCATGTTGGTTTGATGGACCTAAGTGGAGTTAAATATTGGGGTCGTTATGCAAGATTTAGAATTTGAACTAAATTGGTTAAAAAAAGAATAACTTGATAGTATAAATATGATATGTTGATAATTAATAGAGTAGAACAAAATGATTTGGCGTCTATTTCAGAATTGGTAAATGGTGAGTTTTTTCCTTGGTATTTTAATGAGAATCAAATAAACGGTTCGAGCGGAAAAGATGAATATTCAGGATTTACTCATTGCACCATTAGAGGTGGCGAAATCAATTCTCCTTATCACAAATTTACAGATAAATTACTGTTAGAGATATGCAGAAAAGAAAATATACAAATAAAGAGAATTTGCAGAAGTCAATTTAATCTTGTATTACCAATAGTTGTTGATGATGTTAAAATTAAAAATTCTATTCATACAGATTCCGACGATAAAAATCATCTGACATGCTTAGTGTATTTAAATGATTCTGATGGTGATACTATATTTTATGATGTAAAAGAGAATGAAACCGACAGGATAACCCCTGAAAAATTTAAATATGTTATATTTGAATCTAACAAGCTTCACTCAGCGTCGTTACCAAAAATCAATACTAAGAGACTTGCTATAAATTTTGTATTTGAATATACAAATCAATAAAAAACTTAAAGACGTGTCAGAAACGCTCATCAGGTGATTTTTACCTTTTTGTATTATAAATATAAGCTGACGGTATTTATTTAAAATCAGAGGATATAATGTTACCTACAACACGAGCAGAATTTAGAGACTTTTGTCTAAGACAACTTGGTCATCCTGTTATTCAAATTAACATAGATGAAGACCAGATGGACGATAGGATCGATCAAGCACTTCAATTCTTCAACGACTATCACTACGATGGCGCTGAACGAATTTTTATGAAGCATCGCATCACTCAAGCAGATATTAACAGAGGTTGGATATACACACCTGAAGCTATTACCTTTGTCATTGGTGTTCTTCCGTTTGATCAAGCTAGCTCATCTATCAATATGTTTGATATGAGATACCAGTTGCGCTTACACGATCTATACGACTTCACGTCAGTTTCGTACGTATCGTATGAGATCACGATGCAACATCTACAAACATTAAACCTACTATTCTCAGGCACACCTCAATATAGATTTAATCGTCACGGTAATAAATTAAGATTAGATATTGATTGGACGAGAGACGTAAAAGTAGACGATTATGTTGTAATTGAATGTTATCGTATTATGTCACCAGACTCCTTAACATTAACTGGTACAGGAGCAATCACAACAACATCAAATACAGTAGTAGGAACATCGACCATATTTGATCAACAAATCATTCCAGACGACGAAGTTGTTTTTGGTACAGAAACTAAACGTATTACTAAAGTAGTTTCACCTACTCAAGTTGAAGTAGACAGTCCTTTTGCTTCCAACAGTTCCGTCACTATGACTAAGACTGGTATATCTGACGTTTGGAATGATAGATGGTTAAAAAAATACTGCACTGCATTGTTTAAACTTCAGTGGGGTAACAACCTAAGCAAATTCTCTGGTGTTGTAATGCCTGGTGGTATTACTCTTGATGGTGTTCGTATTATGACTGAAGCTCAGACTGAGGTTGATAAACTAGAAGAAGATTTAGTGAGTACCAACACGTTGCCTGGCGATATGTTCATCGGATAGTCATGGAAAAAAGAAAAATTCTTTCAGGAGCTATTAAGTTGATGTGGCAGAAAAGAAAGCTGCAACAGTTAGGGGTTCAAAATTAGTACAAACTTCTATTTTAATAATTTTCCTGTAAATCAAGTCACATCAGAACAACTTCTAGTTGAGGATTTGGTTATAGAGGCTATGCAAATAAAAGGCATGGATGTCTTTTACATAGAGCGTTCTTCTCGAGATCATATCGATTACATTTATGGTGAAGATGTCACCTCTGAGTTCAGACGAGCAACCCCAGTTGAGATGTATCTCGAGAACGTCACTGGTATGGATGGTGAAGGCGACTTCATTTCTAAATTTGGTCTAGAAATTCGTGATGAGATAACCATGTTAGTTTCTCGTCGTAGATTCAAAATGTCAAACAACACTATAGATCGACCAAGAGAAGGCGATTTGGTGTACGTGCCAATGATACAAAACCTTTTTGAGATCACGTTCGTTGAACACGAGAACGATCAAGCAATGTTCCACACACTAGGTAGAGGTCGTGGTGGAAACGTTTATCTTTACGCTTTAAAACTAAAACAGTTTGTATTCTCTGAAGAGATTATAGAGACTGGTATTGAAGAAATAGACATTCAAATTAGATCTGCGTATAAGAAAACAAGACTACCACTTGCGAACACCGTTGTGGCTCCTTGGTCGACAGGCATGTTTATACCGGACGAGATTGTATACCAAGGTACGTCATTAGCAACATCAACCGCCCAAGCTGTCGTATATTCATATACCGCCAACTCTACTATGGATATCATTAGAGTGAAGGGTGCATTTACTACAGGTAATGTTAAGGGTAACACTTCAGGATCAATTAGAAGCGTTCTTCTTGTTGATGACGAGTCTCCTTTCAGCTCTATATTTGAAGATATTGCAGACAATAAACGTATTCAAACGGAATCTGATTTAATTATTGATTTCACTGAATCTAATCCGTTCGGAGAAACATAATGTTAAAAAACGCGCACTTTTATAATAGAACTATAAGAAAAATAGTTGTGGCGTTTGGCACACTATTCAACGACATTACTGTTGTTAGAAGAAGTTTAAATCAAGTAACCGAATACGAACGTATAAAAGTTCCGTTGTCGTATGGTCCAAAAGAAAAGTATTTAACTAGATTAACATCTGATCCAGATTTAATTAAAAGTATTGCTACTGCTGTTCCTAGAATAAGTTTTGATATGACTGGTATCAATTATGATACATCAAGAAAGCAGATGACGTCATTAAAAAACTTTTCAGCAATCAACGGATCTACAGCAAACGTTCAATACGCGCCTATTCCATACAATTTTAATTTCTCATTATCAATTTACGTGAGAAATACTGAAGATGGTACGCAAATACTAGAACAAATCTTACCTTTCTTCACTCCTGATTTTACTGTTACTGTAGACCTAATTGAGGGAATGGATCAGAAATACGATATTCCTATTATATTAAATGACGTATCTCCTTCTATTGATTATGAAGGCGATATGATGACGACTAGACTTATAATCTGGGAACTCACGTTTACTCTAAAAGGGTACATATTCCCAGCACTAAAAACAGGTAAGATAATTAACAAAGCAAATACTAACGTGTATCTTGACACTAGAAATCTAGATAGTCAAAAAGTATACGTAAATGTTGCTACAGGTAATGGTGTTTACACCACTGGCGAAACTATCAGGGTAGAAGCTAAAAATATTACCGGTAAGGTAACTTACTTTGCGAATAACGTTACTGGTACGTTGATCGTTGAAGAACTCTCCAGCTTACTGAGTGCAAACGACGTAATTAAAGGCGATTATTCAAACTCACTATATACTATAGATAGAGTAGACTTGAACCCCGCGAAAGCGTTTATGATCGTAACGACACCCTATCCTATTACAGCAAATGCTGATAGCGATTACGGATTTACAGAAACTCTTACAGAATGGCCTGACACTTTACTATGAAAGAATTAAATAAAAATTTATCTGAGATGTTTGATGTTAATCCTTTGGTTATACAAAAATCTCAAGATTTGATACCAGCACCAGAAGAGTTGAGCGATGAGGCTCAAGAAGATTTTACGTTTGCTAGAAGCAACATTAGAAATCTTATTCGACAAGGAACAGGTGCTGTTGATAATATCTTAGAGGTCGCTCGTGAGTCAGAACATCCTAGAGCATATGAAGTAGTTTCTACTTTGATTAAAACTATGGCCGAGATGAATAAAGACTTGATAGAGATACAGAAAAAGAAAAAAGAAATGATTGGTGGCTCAGCGAAGTCTCAAGACAATCAAACTATTAATGTTGATAAAGCAGTTTTTGTGGGCTCAACTACAGATTTAATAAAACAAATGAAGGAAAAGAAAAATGGAAACACTGATTGATTTAATGAAAAAAACGTTGGCAGATACGTTTGTCACGTATTTGAAAGCACACAACTTTCATTGGAATGTAGAGGGCGCAAACTTCGTGCAATTCCATGACTTTTTTGGTGAGCTTTATACAGAGTTACATGGTTCTGTAGATGTTATTGCGGAAGAAATTCGAGCACTAGACGCTTATGTGCCAGGTTCTATGACCAGATTCATTGAACTTGCTGAAGTCCAAGACCAGACAAATATATTGCAACCAGTTGCTATGTGCTTTGAGTTATCAAAAGACAATGAGATTATTCTTGCTGATTTGAATGTTGCGTTTGATTTAGCTTCAGAAATGAAACTACAGGGACTTGCGGACTTTCTCAGTGGTAGAATAGATACTCATAACAAACACGCATGGATGTTAAGAAGTATCACTAAGTAATGCTTAGTACATTACTCGAAAGACCCGACATACCAAATAATACACGTTGTCAAGAGTTTTGTCAAGCGATAAATGAAAATAAAGATTAAATATTATGGATATTGATAAGGGTTATTTAGGAAACGTCAAGCTCAAGCGAACAAGTACGCTTATTCAATATACTCAAGACCAGTTAGATGAGATTGAGAAGTGTATTGATGACCCAGTATATTTTATTAAGACTTATGTAAAGATTGTTAACGTTGATAGAGGTTTGGTGCCTTTTGAGATGTGGCCATTTCAAGAAGAGATGGTGCATTCGTTTCATAACGAACGTTTTACGATTGCGAAGATGCCTCGTCAGGTTGGTAAAACTACAACAGCCGCTGGTTATATGTTGCACTCAGTATTGTTTAATGACAACTACTCGATTGCTATTCTTGCCAACAAGGGTGCACTTGCTCGAGAGATTCTTGATAGAATTAAATATGCATATGAATATCTACCAGCGTGGTTACAGCAGGGTATTGTAACATGGAACAAAGGCAACATTGAACTAGAGAATGGTTCTAAAATTGCTGCGTTTGCAACAAGCTCTTCTGGTGTTCGAGGAGGTTCATATAACTTGATATTTCTTGATGAGTTTGCTTTCGTTCCTCAGAATATGGCAAACGAGTTCTTTACATCAACTTATCCTGTTATTTCTTCTGGTAAAACGACTAAAGTTATTATCGTATCAACACCATACGGTTTGAATCACTTCTACAAAATGTGGATGGATGCTACCGAAAAAAGGTCAGATTATAATCCAATTGAAGTTCATTGGTCAATGGTGCCGGGTAGAGATGAAGCTTGGAAAGAACAGACAGTAAGAAATACTAGTGAAGAGCAGTTCTCCCAAGAATTTGAAACCAACTTCTTAGGTTCAACATCAACATTAATATCAGGTTCCAAACTAAGGTCGCTTGTGTTCGGTAATCCTATTATGTCATACGACGACTTGGATGTTTACGAAGAACCGACAAGTAACAGCTCTTATGTATTAACTGTAGATTGTGCTGAAGGTCTCGATTTGGATTATTCTATAATTCAGGTAGTAGATGTGTCGAGCATACCATATAAACAAGTTGCCAAGTATAGAAATAATAGAGTAGCACCGTTGGTATTTCCTAATATTATATACTCTATTGGCAGAAAATATAACGACGCTTTTATATTAGTTGAGACTAACAGTGTTGGTCAACAAGTAGTGGATATTTTACATTACGATTTAGAGTATGAGAATATATTTAGATTAGAGTCTCATAACATTAAAGGTCAAAGTATATCGTCTGGGTTCAAAAGGTCTGCAGGATTTGGAATAAAAACCACAAAATCTGTCAAGAAAGTTGGTTGTGCTAATCTAAAAGCAATGATTGAAAACGACAAGATAACGCTTACGGATTTTGATACAATATCTGAGCTAAATACATTTACAAGAGACAGAGATACGTATAAAGCTGAAGAAGGAAATCACGATGACCTATGTATGGGTCTTGTTTTATTTGCGTGGTTAACAGCACAAAGTTTCTTTAAAGAATACACAAGCACTGATATCAGACAACAGTTATTAGATCACACTAATACTATTATAGAAGATAGTTTGGCTCCCGTAGGAATATTTGACGGTAATTATGAGGACGAAAGTGAAAAGTTTACTGATAGCGATGGTGATGCGTGGAGTGTAGTAAAAGAAAGAGGTTATCTTCCCTCAAATTTCTAATTTCATAAATACACTATAAAAATACGATTTATTTTTTTCGTGTCATAATAGGAGAATAAAAAAATGGCATTTCAATTATCACCAGGGGTTAATGTCTCTGAAGTAGATTTAACAACGGTTGTACCTTCCGTTGCTACTACTATTGGTGGTTTTGCTGGTAATTTTGCATGGGGACCAATAGATGAGATTACTGCTATTGGTAATGAAATCCGTCTTGCAGAAACATTTGGCAAACCAGACAGCAACACCTACACACAGTTTTTCACAGCAGCAAACTTCTTATCTTACGGTGCGGATTTACGAGTAGTTCGTACAGCCAACACGTCAGCTAAAAACGCTACAACTTCAGGTACTGGTTTACAGATTAAAAATAGAACTGCTTATGAGTTGAATAACTCAACCGGTTCAGGTTCTAACGATTTCGTTGCAAAATACGCTGGTGCGTTGGGCAACTCAATTGGGGTTGCTATTTCAGATTCAAACACACACAATACATGGGCTTATAAGGACGATTTCACGTCAGCACCAAGTACATCAGAATACGTTTCACAAAAAGGTGGATCAAACGACGAATTACACATTGTTGTATATGATACATCAGGTGCTGTTTCTGGTACTGCGAATACTGTTCTAGAGAAATTTGGTTTCGTATCTAAAGCATCAGATGCTAAAAACTCAGATGGTTCTAGCAATTACTACAAAGACGTAGTCAACAGCCGCTCAAAATGGATCTGGTGGACAAAGCACAACTCGGACGGTACTAACTGGGGTAACACTGCTCCAGGCGTAACTTTCACTAGCTTAGTAGACGCCGACGACTTCCAACTATCTGGCGGTTCTGATGGTGCTCCAACAACCGGCGACTTACAACGTGGATACGATTTATTCAGTAATCCTGATGCGATCAACGTTTCTTTGTTATTGACTGGTGCTACAACTGGAGCAACAATTCCTAACTACGTAACAGCAATTGCAGAATCACGTAAAGATTGCTTAGTGTTTATCTCTCCTGATTTTGATGATGTTGTCAATAACGCAGGTGATGAATCAACGGATTTGTTGTCTGGTAGAAGTTCATTAACATCATCTTCATACGCTGTGATGGACTCAGCTTGGAAATATCAATACGACAAATACAGCGACGTGTATCGTTGGATCCCTTTAAATGGTGATGTTGCGGGCTTGTGTGTTCGTACAGACGTAGAACGTGATCCTTGGTTCTCACCTGCTGGTTTAAATCGTGGTGTTATTAAGAATGTTGTTAAACTTTCTTGGAACCCAACTAAAGCGGAACGTGATGCTTTGTACTCTAAGGGTGTTAACCCAGTAGTTACTTTCCCAGGTGAAGGTACAATTCTTTACGGTGATAAAACTCTACTATCTCGTCCGAGCGCATTCGATAGAATTAACGTTCGTCGCTTGTTTATTGTATTAGAGAAAGCAATTGCTCGCGCATCACGCTCTTCATTGTTTGAATTCAACGATGAGTTTACTCGCGCACAATTCGTAAATCTAGTTGAGCCGTTCTTACGCGATATTCAAGGTCGTCGTGGTATCTTTGATTTCAGAGTTATATGTGACGAAACAAACAACACAGCAGAAATTATTGATCGCAACGAGTTTGTCGGTGATATTTACGTTAAACCAGCACGTTCAATAAACTTTATTCAACTTAATTTCGTTGCCGTAAGAACAGGCGTAAGTTTTGACGAAATTGTTGGACAATTCTAATAAATAGAGAGATAGGAGAAAAAAATGGCTTTTAATGTAAATCAATTCCGCTCTCAGATGACTGGAGACGGTGCTAGACCAAACCTGTTCGAGGTAACGCTTCCGTTTCCAGCTTTTGCTGTTCCGGGTAACGCGCAGACTAAACTTACATTTATGTGTAAGACTGCTCAATTACCAGGTTCTACAGTTAATGCTGTGCCAGTACAATACTTTGGTCGTGAACTAAAGTTTGCTGGTAACAGAACATTTGCTGATTGGACAATCACAGTTATTAACGATGAAGATTTTGTAGTTCGTAATGCATTTGAACGTTGGTTAAATGGTTTAAACAGCCACAGTTTAAATGTTCGCAATCCTGCCGCACAAACTCCACTGGGCTACACAGTAGACAGCGAAGTTCGTCAATATGGTAAAAATGGTAATATCCTGAAAAAATATAAATTTATCGGTGTATTCCCTACAGACGTATCTCCAATCGATGTTGATTGGGGTGCTAACGATACTATTGAGGAATTTTCCGTAACTCTATCATACCAATGGTGGGAATCAGTTGAAGATTTAGTCGTATAAGTACTAGGGGGAGAATACCTCCCCCTATTCTTTATTATTATGTTAAGGAAAAAAATTCGTGGCAATCAAACTATTTGGTTTTAATTTAGGCGCAAAGGATATTGTTAAGGTTGAAGAACCTCAGCAAACTTCGTTTGCATTACCCACCGCCGCATTAGACGACGGTGCAGTTACTATTACTCAAAACGCTCACTTCGGCACTTACGTCGATTTGGAAGGATCCGTTCGTAATGAGTTAGAGCTTATCACTCGTTACAGAGAAATGTCCAACCATCCAGAATGTGAGTCTGCTATTGATGAAATTGTCAACGAAGCTATTACTCACGATGAAGATGGTGTTGTGGTTGATATTGTAACAGATAAACTAAAGCAGCCTGATGCTGTTAAAAAGAAAATTCAAGAAGAGTTTAAAAATATTCTTAAGTTAATGAACTTTTCTAATCTATCTGACGATTTGTTTCGTAGATGGTATATCGATGGTAGACTCTTCTATCACGTAATTGTAGATGACCAGAAGCCAAAAGAAGGCATTAAAGAATTAAGATACATTGACCCTCGTAAAATTAGAAAAGTTCGAGAAGTCAGAAAAGATAAAGACCCTAAGACGGGCGCTGACATTATTAAATCTACTGCGGAATATTATGTGTATTCTGATAGAGGCACAACGACTCAAACATTCGGTGCCAATGTAAATCAAGGTATTAAGATTGCACCAGATTCTATATTGAATGTAAATTCTGGCATGATGGATGCTAAAAACACATTCGTTATTTCGTATTTACATAAAGCAATCAAACCACTTAATCAATTACGTATGATTGAGGATGCCATTGTTATCTATCGTTTATCACGAGCACCTGAAAGACGTATATTTTATATCGACGTTGGTAACTTACCTAAAGGTAAAGCAGAGCAGTATATGAGAGACGTTATGGTTAAATACCGTAACAAAATGGTATACGATTCAAGCACTGGTGAGTTACGCGATGACCGTAAACACTTATCTATGCTAGAAGATTTTTGGTTACCTCGTCGTGAGG